CGCACGCCTTGAGACAGCGCGCGCGCAAAAAGCATCGCTTCAGGATACTGCTGCCATGGCCCCTTGTTGAGGAGCTGGGCCCTTTTCGCCATTTCGATGGTGAATGAGCTCGTACCCAAAGATTCCCACACGCCATCAAGCTTCTCAAGAAACTCGATGCGAGCGGCCTTGTCGGAATTCTCCAGCACGCGATAACGGAACCGCGTCGATCGCTGGACAAGAGCCGCCAGCAGGCTGTAGCTCATCACCAGCTTTCCATTGACGATCCACAGCGAACCCATGGCAGCCATCGGGCTGATGCCAATCTCGCGTGCCGTCGAAATCTTCGCGGCAGCTTCCCAGACAGTCAGCTTGCCGTACAAGCCAGATTTGACCGCCGCCTCAGCAGCGACCTTGATTTCATGGTCAATATCGATCGACTGCTGTTGTGCAGGCGTCGTCACCTGAATCTCGCGCCCATCGCTCATTGTTCGCCTCCAGTTCGCTCCATGCCGGATCATTCCGGACTATGGACTATACGCCCGGGAAACGGCGCCGCCCAATCGCATAGTAAAAATTTTATATTTAATATTTGATATCAGATATGCATATTGCACATTCTTATTCATATACTACAATAAAAGTTTTTATTATTATTATAAATAAGAATATACATCTTACTTATCAATAATGCTTATTAGCTATAGGCGAAAATGGCGCCTTGCCAAGTTCCTTACGAAAAATTAACGAATCAATGTTGAAAAAAAACTTGGGATGCGCGATAGATAATTGTGCGGCGGGATTTGGCCCGATCCGCTTGGAGGTTTGTTTCACATGCGTATCACGAGCGACATTGCTGAGTATCCTCAGCATTTCATTCAGGCGGCGTGCAAATGGCACGCGGCTGAAACCGGGGTCGATTCCAAAGGAGGCATCACGACCGTGCATGTCACCGAGGAGCACCCAAAATTGCGCGGACAGTTCGTTGTCTGGTCAAAGTTCCGGCTATGGCAGTACAGCCTGCGCAAGGGGGCTTTAACGCTGCGCGTTGAGGCAGGCGCGCGTGATCCGCATCACGGTTGCGACGATCGAACCGAGATGCTGCTGTATTTGCTTTGGTGGGCGCTTTTCAATGACAGCAAAAACCGGGAACGTGGCCGGGCAAAAATCAAATCGCGCATTGGCAGGCTGATGAAAATGTTTCGCGCCGACCGCGAAAACATTCTTGAGTGCTGGTACTGCCCGCCAAGGCGCTGATTTTCGTTGTGCGCCAAGCCGCAGTGGCTTGGCGCTTTTTTTTGTTTGCATGGAGGCTTTTGATCATGGCTGATTTCTGCTTGACCAAGCTTGGGCAACAAAAGGTCGAAGATAACGTGCGCCTTGTTTACAAGTTTGCGGCAAGATACCCAATCGATTCGCGATATAATGTTTGCAAGGATGATTACAAAAGTGAGCTGATGATAACGCTTGCCAAGTGCGCGGCGTTTTGGGACGAGCGCATCGCCAAGTTTTCGACGTATTGCTGGCGCGCGTTTTCGCACACGCGCTGGCGAATGATTTCGCGGAAACCCGGGTACGCGAGCGAGTATGTCGGTTTGCCTCTCGAGGGCATCACGCTGGTTGGCCGCGAGGGTGATCCATCGAATGACATAACGACGTCCGACGCCATCGAGCGCGTGATGCAGGCGATCAAGGATGAGCCGATTGGGAATATCTTGATCGCGCATCACATTCAAGGCGTCTCGTACGCAGCGATCTCAAAGATGGCTGGCATCAGTCGCGAGGCGGCGCGCCATCGCGCCAGTGTCGCCGCGCGGAAAATTCGACTCGCGATTGAGGCTAATGAAGGCGTATAATTTCAGGGATCGCGCCGCAGGGCGCCGATTAACCCGCCGGCTAGCAGCATACTGCCTCCATGCTGACTGGCCGGCGGGCTCCCGCATTGGAGGCGACCATGGGCGAAGCTGAGGAGATTACAGGGCTCGAGCAGGGCAGCGAAGAATGGCTGCGCTGGCGCGATCAAGGCGTCGGCTCGAGCGATGCGACCGCGCTGATGGGCTACTTTGGCGGCGTCAAGAAAAAGGACAAGGAGCGTGCTGCCGGCGGATTGAAGCCAAATGCGCGCATGGCCCGGGGCACGGCGCTTGAACCGTTTGCGCGTGTGCTGTTCATCGAGCTGAGCGGCATCTGGATTCGCCCGGCGTGCTTCCAGCATTCCAAGTATCCATTTATGCGCGCATCACTGGACGGGATCAGCGAGGATCGAAAGATCGTCGTCGAGATCAAATCGCCGTCATGGAAGGTGCATGAGGAGGCGCTCGGAGGATCAGTTGTCAACTACTATCGACCGCAATGCCAGCATCAATTGTTTGTGACCGGGCTCAGGTCTATGATATTTTTCAGTTACTTTCCCGACGCGGAAGCTGAGCACGATCGATACGCGTTTGTGCGCGTGAATCGTGACGAAGCGATGCAGGCCGAGCTGCTTGCCCGCGCCGAAAGGTGGATGGAGGAACGGAACAAAAGCTCAGGTGGCGCCGCATGACGGTGTTTTTGCGGTTTGCCTGCCGGTGCGGTCAGTGAAGCGGAACCGCGTCAACTGATGTTCGCGCCCCTGAGCATGCGCCAGTCGTCGTATTAACGCGTCGCGGATTGGGCTACCGACGAGCGACGTAATATACCGCGCGCGTAGCGGAGATGAGAGTACGCAAAATCTCTCCGGCTGGCTATTTCTTCAAATCCTCGATTGGCAGTAAATCGCGGTAAGGCAGAACCAAGCAATCCATCGAGCAATACCAGTCATTGCTTTCGTCTCTTGATCCGGCCTGCACCAACTTTGATTTCTTGACAAAATCACTCTTGCCAATCCATCCGCAAAGAGTAATTCCAACTGGCCAGCCGCCAGCAATGCGAAGAGAGGTAAACAAATAATAATCGCATTTCTGTTTCAATTGATACTCAGGAATCGCGGCGTTGTACTCTAATTTCGCAGCCACAGTTCTTCTTTTTGTTTTTACATCAAACGTGATTCCGTTTATCAAAATGTCATAGTCGTATGTGCTAGCCCTTACAGCGGCATCATTTCCAAAATATCGAACAACAGACAACTCGCCGAGTATGCCGGTCTTGTTGCCTTTCCCAAGCAATATGCTCCGTTTCAAGGCGCCGATTCTTTCGGCTTCAGCGCAGGCCGAAACGATATCATCCTGATTGACGCTAAGTTCTATCATCAATGATTCTCGTAATCGCCGCAGTTGTTCATGCAGGCTTTGATTTCCCGGTACACGCCATCGGGTGATTTCGCATCACGAGGCGCAACTCGAATACACTCGCCATGCTTGGCACAATTGAATATCGCGAAGTTGCCGCACGAGCATGGCATTTTGCGGTATTCCTTGAATCCGCCCAGATGCTTGCACGGCGTGCGCGCACGATGGATCGATGCCAAATCGGCCCGGGGAAGCTCAAAGCTTTTTATTGCGATTGGCATTGGCGGCGGCGATTGCGCGGCGGCAATATCCTCGCGCTCAATTGGCGGGCCTGATGATTCGGCGACAATCATGCAATCTTCTATGCATGTGAAAAACGAATCGTGCCGTGGACCGTACGCTCCGGGCGGTCGCGCTGGGTAACTGCCGCATGATCCGCTCAGGCAATACCATCCGGGGCCAGTGTCGCATCCGTCGTAGCATTCAGCCAACGTCGAGAATGGGCCGGCTGGCGATCCCGGCGGCGTGTAGCTCGTCGAGAACGCTTGGCACGCATTGTCGATACACCAATACTGCACCGGACATGCAGCTTCGCACGCCGCTTGAGTCAAATAGTAGGTGTATCCGCTCATAATCGCGCCGGATCGCGTGATCGTCCCGCAGCCATTGTCGGTGCATCGCCAAACCATTTCGGCTGGACCGGGACACGCTGCGGCGCATGCTTCAGACGTCAAATATGGTCCGGTTGCTGAAGGGTCGGGCTGAGTAGCTGAGATAACGCAGTTGCCGTACAGGCACCAATAATTCCCTGATGGCGGCGTGCAGGCTGATACGCAAGCTTCTGAATTGTCATATGGGCCGGATGTATATCCTGATGGCGCCGTAGCTGATTGAACGCAAGAACCGTCCACGCACCAATATGGATCGGCTGGCGGCACAATTTCAGCGCATCCAGTCGAGCAAAGCAACGATGTAGCGTACGGACCTGAAAGCGCTCCAGCCGGCTGCAATGGCGATTGCACGCATCCAGACGCGGTACACCAGTACGGATCGGTCGGCGATGGCGTCGGATAATCGCCGCCGCTCGAGCATTCTGTCGGCAACAGATTGTCATTTGGGAAATTGAGCGTGTACAACCACACGTCAAACGTCGCGCGTGACGCCGTCAGTATCCTCGGTCCTTTTGTTTGCGCTACAACAGCAGGCGTGCAAATCCAACCGGCGCCATTGTCGTTTGTGCAAATGTAGATCGTGCCGTTATTGACTTGCTTGACAGCGAGCGCTATGCCTGCGTCAGAACCAGATGATATTTGGATTTGTTGCTTGGCTCCGACAGCCTCGATGCCGCCGGGAAGTCCAAGCACGCCATAATCGAGGATAAACTGCGGGTCGGCGTTGAATGCTGGCAGATAAGGAGCTGTGCTCGGAGGGCTCGTGCTCGTTAGCGTGAACTCGTCGCACATGCAATAGCCGCCTGACGACACGCCGCCGCAGCCGGCTGGATTAAATCCAAGCTGGCTAAACTCTCGAACGTCGTACGTCGAATTGCTGCGAATGACGCCGCGCAGGCAGGTGAGCCATTGCGTGCCGTCCCAGAATCCGCACGTTGGCAATCCGTAACCGAAGCTTCCGCATCCGCATCGCATCGACTGCATGCCGATCGTCATCTTCACAAAGCTGACAGGGTCGCCGACGCCGCCAACGGACGCAGGCGTCACGCTGATGTAATCTGGCGTCGAAAAATTGCGACCGCGATATCGAGTTGTGTCCGCGTTCACAATCTCTGTCAGCGTCGCGGAAAAGCTCATGTAAGTTTGCCAAGACCATCCGCCCGTCGTTGGAGCCAGCACGCGCACCACTACCGAAACGCTGACATGATTGGCATCAATCGCATTCAGTGTGGCGTCGAAACGATATTGGTTTGAGCATCCATCGCGCGTCGCGCCGCCAAAAAATCCCGTAGCCACCCAAGTGTTCGGCGCCGGCTCGGCATCTTCGCCCGGATTTGGGCATTTCCATTGCGCCATCTTCGTCTCAAAGCCGAGCCAGTAGCTTGGGCTTGGATCGGTATTCGGCGTGCATCGAGGCCCAAAGAACGTCAGTCCAATCGATCCGCCGGCCTGCGGAAAACCGATGTTGCACAAGCTGCAATCTATGTTGACCGGAATTGTGTCCGGCAGATCGCCGCAGACATTTGTGGCGACACTCTGAACGTATTGAGTCATGGCGTCACATAAACCTGAAGGTTTGACATGTTGAACAAGATCGTTTCGCTTCCGCCGCCCACATAATTGAACGCGACATTGAACTTCCACTGCGAGCGAAACGCGCCATTCAAGATGTACATGTACTGGTCGCCAATATTCCACGTCGTGCCGTCTTTATTGTACGTCCAATAACGAATCGAGCCGATCTTCGGCGACTTCAGTGTCTGCCCGGCAGCCGGCGATGCGACGAGGAATAAATGGCAGTCCGTCGAGAAGAATTGATATGTCGGATTAACTTCCGGCGGCGTCGGGCTAGTTGAATAATAATCCGGCGGCTTGAAACCCGGTATTGGATACTTCAAATAAGCCATGCCGAAATAGAACATGAACGTGTAGCCGATGTATTGACCGAGCAGCGTGCCGCTTGAGTTGTACGCGTTGACTGGTGAGCAAAACGGAATGATTCCTTGATTGTAAACGTCGGACGTAGCCGCGCTGGCGCCGCCATCCTCGTAATAGCTAACAGCGTTGAATGGTTCCGGCACATTCTTGTTTGTCCAGAATTGCATTGCTGGATGAAAGAAACCAAGCCAATCCTTCTGATTGCTGTAAGCTGTCGCGGCGTCGGTGAAGTAAAAGTCATAACGATTCGCGTAATTGTTATTGTTTGGAGATGCGACCTGTTTCAGGCGTCGGCGCACCTCTGTCACCATGTGCGCTTGCTTGACTGCTGGCCCGCTAGCTCGATTGTTGTACGGGTCCATCGGCCCGATGATCTTGCGTTCGCGCCATGGAGCAAGATTGGTGGAATTGAAAAACGTCGGCAGCGTGACCGTCGAACTGGTGTATCCATAAAGCGGATGCCGAGTCAGCGCGTCGGGAATTCTTGGATCGACAAGGAGCTGAGTCCCGGCGTTTGTGCTATACGCGTTGCAACCAAACAAGCCTGAGTCTGGATACGTCGCGAGCGGCGGCGAGCTGCCGAGCGTGTGGATGCAGAATTCCTTAAATGGCATCAAATGGCGCATCGGAATCGATATGCAATTGCCAGCCAAAAGCTTGGCGTACGCTCCGGCGCCCATGGATCACCCGTTGTATGTGACAGTGATTGGACAAGTGCAAAAACCGTCGCTAATCGTTCCGGTGAACGTCATCGTCACGATTCCGGTCGCCGGGTCTTGCGAGCATGATCCAGTCGGGACTCCGACAATATTGTTAAGCGACCAGTTCGGAAACATTTCCGCTTGATTGATAGAGCAACTCAGTGGATAGCCTCCAGCTGTCCACGCGAAAAGAATTCCAAATGATCCGCTCGAGTAGCCCCAAACAAACGTGCATGGGCTCGAGCGCGTCAGCGTTCCGGTTATCACCGTTGTTGGCCAGCCAGTGTTGCACGTTGTATTCGGCGGTATCGGAGTTGACGGACCAGCGCTGAATTGCATCGTTGATGGCAGCGCGCGCATGCCCCAGCATGGATGGAACAGGCGGCTTTGAACCGGAGCTGGCGCGAGCGTCGCGCAATCAAGAAGAACTGTCGTGCTCATGCTGGCGTGCACTCCGTATCGTATGTCACGCTGAGCTGACCGCCGGTGCACTGCACGCTGGAAACATGCGGGCACATACCGCCGCCAGCCCCGCAATTGTCGCAAACAGCGCTCGCAAGCGTTCCGAAACGAACACTCAGCGATTCAATAGCTTCCTCGTGACTACTGTATACGCGCGTCATGCATGTGGTCGCGTCGCAAAGAAACTCGACATAGTTGTCACCGCCGGTGACCGTGTACGGCACGGCGCCGGCAAAGCAGACGTCTTGCCGGATCGTTTTCCATTTTGTGTGCTCATCAGCCCAAGCGCCGGCGTAATTGTTTGCGGCGGTCTGTGATCCGGCTGGGATCGCGCAACGCACCTTGATGACGCGCGTGCCATCGAAAACGACGCGGTCGTATGGTTGCGATGGCGGGCTGCCGGCAACCGTCGTCATTAACGCTTCGGCAGTGCCGCCATTGTGAAAAGCAAATCGATATTTGAGCGGAGAAAGCGTGACGTTGTTAAGGTGACGCGAACCCGAAATGACGTTGAAACCGCTGACCGGAACAGCGAGCGCGACGCCGTCCTGATAGCGCTGCAACTGGTAATCGCCATTGAACTGTTTCACATATCGGCGCCCGATTGTCCACGCGGCAGAATCCATCAGGATCGACAGCCCGGGCGTGTCTTTTTCTGGATAATAAATTGGCCCCGGCTTCAGGAAATTCGCATTGATTGTCGTCACCGGGCATGTGATGCCGAGCGCCGTATGCGCGGCGGCAAACCAATCGGCCCAAGCGTCGAGCGCGCTTGTGAATTCGTACTCCGCATTGTTGATA